ATCCGGGCTGGTTGAAACGTTCCATTCCAGGCTCATTGATGATACTGCCTGTGGCATAGAATTTAGATTCAAAATATTGTTCGACTTCTATAAGTGTATTCCATACATCACTCATCTTTTATCAACGCTTTCATAAGTTTAATTGCCCATTCAAATGCTACACGAGCTTCGTCGCCTAGATCATCTGTGAGTTCTGCACGGATAGCTGTTTTAAGATTTTCAGCATCCTTAAATTGGTAAAATCTTCCAGCTCCTGGACACTTTTTAGCAATAATTTGTCCACCAAATAAGTCCCCCATATGACGGCAATATAAATGTGCTTTGATTAAATGTCTACGTTCTGGATTGTAGTTTAATTCCAATAGATACTTGTAGTAGTCGATGGTTTCAGGTAACCATTTAAGATTATGATAGACACCCACTAGTTCAATACAGTCTTGAAAAATCTTGTGCGCTCTCTCTATGTCTGGAAGATTTTTTAACATTCCCTGACTGTTAGCGGCTGTTTCTATGCCATTATAGACTAAGACCATCTGCCAAAGATAATTGGCATATTCTTCTGTGGTAAAAGAACCTGTAACTAGTTTTTTTGCAAATAATGTTCGTTCAGCGTCAGCGTGTAGATCTTTTGTTAGCTCACGTAAGCTCATTCTTCCTCCATTTTTATTTGTAGAGGAAATCCATTAGTACGTGCTGCCTGGGTAGCTTCAACTGCTTTGGCTTCTGCAATTTCAAAGCTGTATACCCCTGCTATTCCGCTGCCTGTTTCGTGAACTGTAATCATAATGTCGCGGGCAGTAGCATCTGTGTGTTTAAAAATTTCAATCAAAACACCAATGACAAAATCCATAGGAGTTGTGTCATCATTAAGGAAAATTACTTTCCAACGCTTGGGTTCTGCAATTTTGACTTTGATTTTTTCGTCAATTTTAATGTCAGTAGTAGGCATAGTAATACTCTCTTTTAAAATTGGGGGAGTTGCCTCCCCCATAGTTATTTAATCTTATTTGATTTCAATCTGACGAGGCTTGAGCGCTTCAGGAATGATTCTTTGTATGTCAATTTGTAACATACCATTGTCTACCTTTGCACCGCGAACTTCCATATACTCAGCTAGAGTAAATGTTTGTTCAAAGTCACGAGCTGCTAATCCTCGATGCAAGTATTCGATACCAGCATCTGCATTAGGACGATTTTTAACGCCACGTACAGTGAGTTGATCTTGATCAACTTCTACTGTGATTTCATCTTTACTAAATCCTGCCACAGCAATTTCAATGCCGTAACTGTCGTCGGCATATTTTATAATATTGTGTGGAGGATAGTTACCATTTTGGTGATGAGGTGCGGTAAAGTAGCGATCAAATCCTACTAGTGCTCTGTTTAGGCTAGCCAGTGCTGCCTGGTCAATAGTTCTTAGTTGCATGTTAGTCTCCTTTATTAAGCAAGAACTGTGTAGGGCCCGACCATCGGCGCCCTACAAACTTATTATACTATCTGTCTGTCTCTGTGTCAAACTTCTTTGAATTCAGCGTCAACTACTGTGTCGCCGTTTTCATTTTGTGCAGGTTGTGATTTAGCCTGTTCGGCTTCCATCTTTTTCTGCATCAATGGTTGAGTGGCTGTAAAGACTTTACCAAGGGCTTCATTGATAGCGGCTGCATCATTTCCATTGGCTGCTTCTTGTACAGTCTTAATTACAGATTCGATTTCTGTTTTTTCGGCATCTGTAATCTTATCGCCGTGTTCAGCTAGATCTTTCTTGATGCTGTGCAGTTGTGATTCAGCCGAGTTACGTGCTTCAATTAGTTCACGTGCCTTTTTATCAGCATCAGCATTTTCTTCTGCTTCACGGATCATCTGTTGAATTTCACTATCACTTAGCCCACTGTTGGCCTTGATAGTAATATTCTTTTCTTTGTTTGTCTTTTTGTCTTTGGCCGAAACATTTAAAATACCGTTGGCATCAATATCAAATGTAACTTCGATCTGCGGCATACCACGTGGTGCGGGTTCAATACCCTCTAGGTTAAATTCGCCTAAGAGTTTATTGAACGCACACAACTCACGCTCGCCTTGGAAGACCTTGATAGTAACAGCTGGTTGATTGTCGTCAGCTGTACTAAATGTTTGATTTGCCTTGGTAGGGATAGTTGTATTCTTTGTGACTAGTTTAGTCATAATACCGCCAACTGTTTCAATGCCTAAGCTCAATGGTGTAACATCCAATAACAGAACGTCTTTCTTGTCGCCTGCTAGTACGGCACCTTGAATAGCAGCACCGGCGGCAACTGCTTCGTCTGGGTTCACATCCTTGCGTGGTGCTTTGCCAAAGAATTTTTCAACTGCTTCTTGTACTTTAGGCATGCGTGTCTGTCCACCTACAAGAATAACTTCATCAATAGAGTTTTGATTTAGTCCTGCATCTTGTAGTGCAATGCGGCAAGGTGCAATTGAACGTTCAATTAGATCGTCGACTAAGCTCTCAAACTTACTACGTGTAAGTTTAATATTCATGTGCTTAGGACCGCTAGCATCTGCTGTGATATAAGGTAAGTTAACATCTGTCTGTGCAGAATTTGATAATTCAATCTTGGCTTTTTCTGCTGATTCTTTTAGACGCTGTAGGGCCAACATATCTTTCTTAAGATCAACTCCTGTGTCCTTCTTGAATTCATCAACAAGGTAATCCATGATGCGTTGGTCAAAGTCTTCACCACCTAGGAATGTATCTCCGTTTGTACTCAATACTTCAATTTGTTTGTCGCCATCTACGTTGGCAATCTCAATAATACTAATATCAAATGTACCACCACCTAGATCATAGACTGCAATCTTACGATCTTTTTTATCTTCTTTGTCAACGCCATAGGCAAGGGCGGCTGCTGTAGGCTCGTTGATAATACGTTTGACATCTAGGCCTGCAATTTTACCTGCATCTTTGGTTGCTTGACGTTGGCTATCATTGAAGTAAGCTGGTACAGTGATCACCGCTTCTGTTACTTCATGGCCAAGATAGTCTTCAGCGGTCTTCTTCATCTTGCGTAGAACTTCTGCTGAAATTTGTGGAGGTGCTAGTTCTTTGTCATTAACATTAATCCATGCATCACCATTTGATGCTTCGGTAATTTTGTAGGGCATTAAACCAATATCTTTTTGCACAGCTTCTTCTTTGAACTTACGTCCAATTAGGCGCTTGGCTGCATAGATTGTATTTTTTGGATTTGTTACTGCTTGACGCTTTGCTGTAGCACCAACTAGAATCTCGTTGTCAGTGTAAGCGATGATTGAGGGTGTTGTACGTGCGCCTTCGCTATTTTCAATTACTTTAGCCTTGCCGTTTTCCATAACGGCTACACACGAATTTGTTGTACCTAAGTCGATACCGATGATTTTGCTCATAATTTTTCTCCTTTAATTAAGCAAGAATTTGTAGACCCTAACGGCGTTCTACAAATTTATTTATATCAAATTTTCTCTAAATTTGGAATATTTGACCATTTTTCTAATTTTTCAATTTTAGCTCTTTTGGCTTGATGCAGATTACTCCAGCTAACAATATTGTTAACTAACAAAATATCTATCATAGCCAACATGTCGCCTAGTTCTTCTTCTAGATGTTCACGGTTAGTACAATCTGTGCCCGGCTTAGTATTATCCATGCCGAATCTACGAATTTTACTAACTGCCTGAATTACTTCTGCAGCCTCTTCCTGTAGAATGTCCATTACTTCGTTATTGTTTTCGTTCATGCTCTACGACCAATCTTTCTCATAATTGTCTGTACACCAATGGCCTGTGCATTGGCATCTTCTAACGCATTGTGGGCTGTGACTTTGGGTAACTCTGGATCAAACCCTAAATCAAATACCGTACGAGTATCTCTAACTTGCCAGTAGTTCCATGGCGGTGCCTTGCTCAGTTTTCTGTAATAGGTATCTAATATATTAATGTCAAAGATACTGCCATGACTCCAAAAAGCTTCAGAGTTCCAAGCAAATTTATGAAACTTTTCAATAGCTTCTTCGATAGGAATACGATTATCTTCTCCGAAAGCTTCTTCTTGGGCGGCAGCTGACTGTTTACTCCACCATTCTATAGTAGCATCGTCAATCTTCATACCTAATGCAGTTACACTGTCTAAATCTACTCGCATGTATAATTTGTCATAGACTCTTGTAGAATATGGATCAAACAATACTGCACCAATAGTAAGGATTGCGGCGTCCGGGGAGGTGGCCAATGTTTCTAGGTCCACCATTAGATGTTTTGCCATTTAAGTCTTTCTGTGTTAATAAAGTTTTGGGGGAAGTTGTTCGCCAGCAAGTTTTTTCTTGTAGCGTTGCTTTGCGGCTGCTGCCTTGCGTTTACGTGTAGTAGTTGGCTTTTCATAAAATTCTTTTTTCTGCAGATCTTTAAGAAGGCCACCTTCTTCGATTTTATTTTTTAATTTTTTTAGGGCTCTGCCAACATCGTCGTTTTTAACGTAGACAATATTACCCTGTAATTTAATAGGTTCACTCATCTTCTGATTCTTCTTCGTCTTCTGTTTCAGGTCTTACCCAGTTAAAATCATATATCCTATTACGATTTATTAATTTATAGGGAGTAACCATGTCATTTGTGAAATAATACGTATTTGGCTGTATCATTATAACAGTGGCAAACTGTTTTGTCAACGGGTCACAGTTATCTAAATCTACCACAATAGTGTCTACCTGTTGTGCTACACTTAACATCCATTCGATGTCATGATCATTTTCATCAAAAAGGAAAACATTTACATCGCTGTCCAACTGACTTAAGATAGATTGGAATTGTTGTTTAACTGTCAGTGATGGTTTAATTAATAAAAAACTATCAGCTAGATTAATTAAAACATCAGGGGGTGTTATAAGATTGATTTTTCCTAAGTTCATAAATTCTTTCTAAAAAACTTTCTAATTTTTCTCTTGGGTAATTACTAAATTTTGGACCATGCTCACGTGTTTCTAAAATAAACTTTTGAAGATCGGATTCCATAGATCCATCTATAATTATATTTTCAAAAATACCTGAACTGTATAATTTGTACAATTCGTCTTTAGATCGAGCTTTTTGAATTCGTTGCCAAATAGTTGATTCGCCTTGTTCAGCATTTTGTACGTAATTTATTTCTGTTCTTTGATCACCAGTTTCCCCTGTTCCTTGATCATGTAACTGCTCTTTTTTTTTGATTCTTCAGCCCATTTGGCTGCTTCTTCTGACTCTGCAGTATCTTTATTTTCTTCAGCCCATTTGGTAGCTTCTTCAACTGCCGGATCATTGTTTTTTGTCAACAGGGTATCTTCCCAAATTAACTTGTCACTAGGAGGTTGTTCTTCAGGTTCAGGCATAGTAACATCTGCTACATACACCGGTGTTGATTCTTCAACTGGTTGATTAGATTTAACTAACTCATCTAATTTCTGTAGTCTTTCTAACTCAGCCTGTTCTTGTCCTTCAAACATCCAGCCAACTTTATGCGGATCTTCTTCTTGTTCTGTGACAGTGGGTTCCGGGGAGACTATATCAACAATCGGACCTAGGGGGCTGTCACCCTCCACTTTTTTATTTTTTTCTTCTCTATACCATTGGAAGGTCATCTGTGCGGCTAATAGCATGATAACTGCCAATGGATCAAATACAATAACAATAAGAATAATAATCCATGTTACTGCACGTTCCAACATGTTTTCGTCCGCACCTTTATCGCCATAGATAAACTTGGCAATATATTTGATCGGACCTACTTCTGCTTCAACCTTGCGTACCTCTGCGGCAATGGGCGCACGTTCTGCTTGCAGAGCTGAAATAGTTTTCTGTGCTTGAGTAATTTCAGCTTGTAGGTTAGCACGTTCCTTAGCTTGTTGCTTACGAATTGTAACTGCACGTTCTGCACCTCTATCAGTGTCAGTGCGACCTAACATTTGATCAACCTGAGCATCCATTTGTGTAAGTGCTTTTTTAGCAGATTCAATATTGCCACGTTCTGTGGCTATCTTCTCATCATAGACTGCTATCTTTGATATTACATCACCACTGACTAAACTCTGATCACTGTGTGCTTTTGATAGAAAACCAAAGATACCCATCGAAGTGATCAACATTAATACTATGACTGCGATGGTCATATATGATTTCATCAACCACGGAGCACGTTCCCAATTAGCCTTCAACCAACTGGCACAGACCAGCTTGGCTACTTCTAATGAAGAACCCATAATATAGATGGGAATAACGGCCGCAGAGAAAATAGCAGCCAAACCTACTACGGAATAGTAGATTGCGACTGCTGAGATGGTGAGGCCAGTTAAGAGTAGTAGCCAGGCTAAAATCATTGTGTATTAAGGATTAATTACTGTTGAACCATCGATGAGTTGAACGCTGATACAGCTACGTAGGTCACCGTAGTTACCTCCATCGGTGGCATCATAGGCTGTAACTTCTTGCTGACTACCCGAGCCTTCCAATGGGTCAGTGCCTTCTACAGGAATAAACACACGAACAGAGCGAGTAACTTCTTCAATCAATGCCCGCATAACAGCTTCTTGTACTGCTTCGTCGGTATTATTAATATTCTCGCCGTCGTATGAGCTAGATGTACTTGTGCTATCATTTAAGTATTGTTGAAATTTTTGTTCTGCTTGTAGAATACCTGCATTTTCACCATCGGCTAGATCAATGCCATAGCGGTCGTACTTGACAGTAAATGCAACTTGTGTTGGCTCGTCATCACCGTTGTTATTATCGTTAAAATTTACTTCTACGTCTAGAATCTGTGCATCTGCATGTTTTCCTAATTCTTCTACAATACGTGCCCAACGGATATTACCGCGAGCTAGTCTTAGGGCGTTGTCAACTGTAGTTGGACGATCATTGCCCATCCAATTGTCCCAGTTATATGGGTTTGCTACTCCGTAGCAAGTTCCTGTGTCGCCGCGGCAAAAAACATTATATGTGTCGTTACTCATATCGATAACCACGCGATATAACGCTGGTTGTAATTGATTTTGATCTTGTTGAAATCCTGATGGCATAATTGCTATCTCCTTATTGTACTATTTATCCGTAAACACCCACCTGCCGTCATTAGCGTTCATACAGGCAGTTTCTGCCCAGGATCTTTGATTAGAATCTGTGCGTATATAATGTTGCAATCTACGGCAAGTAGAACCACTGGCTAACCAAGTGTAGACTATTTTTACCTTGCCCTGACTAGGTGAGCGTTCACTGTACCACTGCACTTCTTGTCCATTGTCGGCATTATTCAATGCGTGATACACTGCCTGAGAATGATAGACATTGTCTTCTGAGCTGAGTCTTGTGCCAAACCATTTAGCACTATTATAAATCAAGCCTACAATGTTATCGTTGCGTTGCCAATCCTCAAATAGAGGACGGTTCCAGCTCTGGGCGTAGGAGTTACCGGAAACTGCTAGGATGAGGCAAAATTTCCCAAGTGCCGTCATATTTTTTGCAAGCATATCCTCTCCTTTCTACCATTCGGTTTTGTAAAGGCATCATATATGTGTATTCTCCACAGTCCGCAGAAATACCCATGGTAACCTGTGTCATACGTTTGACTGTATCGTCTGTACATTCAACCACCGTTTTACTATTAACAGATTCTCTGTTTTCAGTGACAATAGTCTGGCTGGTATGACAGTAGGGTGCTGAGGTTGTTTTCGGTGCCGACGAACACCCTACTAATAAAATGCCTAGTAAAAGGACAAGTTTAGCCATTTTTAGCTTTCGCTTCTGCTACTAACTGATCAAATGTTTCTTTGGGCATTTTTAGGCGCACAAATGTATAGTGACGACCGCCCATAGTAAACTGTCCAACTTCACGCTGGATGTGTTGACGAATAGTAGTGTTTTTGACAGTGTAAGAAATATTGGTTTTTGTAGTTTTCTTATCGTTGTCAAAATTAATTTCGGTATGGCTGTTTACATCTGAATTAATGCGTTTGGCAAAGTTATTCATTGCAATAGCATACATCTGTTCTTCTGCGGCTTGTGCATGAACGCTTTCACCTGCACCGCAGGCATAGGCCATTTCTTTGCTCCACCAAAACCATCCTTCAGTACCACTTTGGGCGCAGTCTTGATACCAATCAGGTTGAGCATAAGTTTTACGATCCTCAATGTCTTTCATGCTAGAACATGCAGTGAGTGCCGCTACTGATAACAACAATAGTACTTTCTTCATTTTGCCAACTCCTGACTCTCGGTTTTAATTTTGTCTACGCCTCTGTCCATAATTCTAGCTACACCGCTGAATCCAACAGTGGCTACAACTAGTCCAAAAATTGTGCCTAAAAAGAATGCTTTCATACTTGCCTTTCTGTGTGTGTTGATAAAAAAGCCTCTACAGTACATAGTATACTATAGAGGCAGGGGACTGTCAACTAGTTTTGGTTATTTAAACAAGATCAAAGCCATGAGTGCGGCTTGACAGAAAAATCCAAAACCAATTGTTACTACATTAAGCCAATCTTTTTGGATTACTCCTTTGATAAAAAAGAAGAACAATCCAACCCAACTGAATAGAACCATGTCCACTGGGGGCAACTTTTCGGTTAGTCCAGTTAGCATGGCTACCAATGTAGGTATTGTGGCTATATGCAATAGAATGACTGCTAACCAACCCATTGTCTCTGCACTAAGGTGTGGGACATGTTCGATTATGCTTACACGAATTTTGTCAACATCAAACATCTCTGTTAGTTTTTGGTTGAACTTTTGTAATAGTGTCATTGGATTTCCTTAATTGTAAAAAATGTGACGACCAATTTTTGCTACAGGCTTTTTGCCCCATTTTGGATTGATGTAGTCTCCATGAAAGTAGAGTGCATTTTTAATAGAGGGCAATCTAAATCCTTCTAATAATACTTTTTTGGCTACTTCCATACTTTCTGTGTATACTGGCCCATTCATTGGTTTCTTGAAACTGGCTTGATCGCAGTACCAGCTGAATTGGCAAAGAACTCGCTCATAAACAACGTTCTTTTGATAAACCACTCTGCAGATGTCCCCGGGAAATTCTCCACTTTCTGCGCGGTTAATAGTTACTTGTGCAACCGCAACCTTACCTTCGAACGGCTCATATCCCGCTTCGTGATAGATGTTACGTGCTAGACAATCTAGTTGATTTTGGCGAACCTGTGCAGTTATTGGACTTGCGCTCATACGAGCCTCCTTTAAATTGTCCAATTTATATGCTATGGCGCTTTTGGTCAACATCCCTACTAGTAGGGCGGCTATAACAAATATAGCCAATTTTACGATGCGTATCATAGTTTCCTCCTTTACGCTGTTAAGACTTTACCAAAAATGGTACTGCCTTAGTTCCAAAAAAACGGAACGTTAAATAGTTATCTCGATGATTTTTTAGGTTATCTACGCATTTTTGCAATATCTACCGCTTCTTCGTCTGAAAAAACCGGCACTGCATTGCTCTTATGCATGGTTGCGATACCTTTGACCTTGGTACCTGTATAAACTTTGGCTGGAGCCAAGGGCGCAACCCCTAAACCTGTGTTTAAACTACGCACATTTTCAGTGTTAGTTTGTCGTCGAGTACTGTCCTTTGGAGGGATGTAAACTTCAGATGATAGGGCACGTTTACGCCTTTTTTCTTCAGCTTCGATACCATTTCTTTTAAGAAGTTCATTCCACTCTTTGTCCAATTCTCTAGCCTTTCTTGCCTCATCGGCATTTCTAAACTTATGTTTACCTTTTTTCTTACCGTTAAGACTCAGGCTAGGATGATGTAGATGCATACTCATAAGTTTTGCTCAAAAGTTAAACACATCACTATATTATATAGTCTTGTTTCTACTGAGTCAATTATTTTGGTTTACACTCGAAATGATTCGCCACACCCGCAACGATCACGTTCATTTGGATTTTTGAACTCAAATCCTTCATTGAGTCCATTTTTAACATAGTCTACTACAAGTCCCTTAAGATAAACCAAATCTCTAGTGGCTATTTTTACCATAAATTCTTTATAGATAAGTTTCTCGTCAGCTGGATCAAAACGATCATCTTTAAGATATTCTAACACATAGGCAAGGCCGCTGCAACCTGTGGTTTTCACACCTATACGTATACCCAAGCCGCCCCTTGCTTTGAGTAATTTAACTATTTGGGTTTCTGCACGTTCAGTTAAGCTGATCATGTTTTTTTCTGTAGTCTTCTACTGCTGCCTTAATTGCATCTTCTGCTAGGATAGAACAATGTATTTTAACCGGAGGGAGAGCAAGCTCTTCTGCAATCTGACTATTCTTAATCTGTCCTGCTTGGTCAAGTGTTTTGCCCTTAACCCATTCAGTAACCAATGAACTGCTTGCAATAGCACTTCCGCAACCATAAGTTTTAAACTTAGCATCTTCAATAATTCCTTGATCGTTAACTTTGATTTGTAATTTCATTACATCACCACAAGCAGGTGCTCCGACCATCCCTGTTCCAATGGTATCGTCAATTTCAAACTTGCCCACATTACGTGGATTTTCGTAGTGTGATATAACTTTTTCGCTGTAAGGCATAATGCCACCTTTATAAATTTAATTCGTAAAGAATTTCTCTAGCTGAAATTTCTTCTTTATTTAATTTTTCAAATATACCAATCACTCGTTGACTAAAATTTTCAAACATTTGTTGTTTCATTTTACCGCCTGTTAAAATTTTTCCTTTACTAACAAGGGCAGATCCATTGGTCGCCCTGATTGAAATAGCAATACGTTTTGTAATATCATCTTGTGATTTGTGTATTACATCCCCTCTGATTATTATTAAATCTCCTACAGATAAATCAGGATTCGATTTAATATTATCAATATTAATGGGCATAGTCCAAACATTATCAGTTTCGTCATCATGAACTTGTGTACTATTATTTTTAGTGTAGAATCTTCTTGCACCTGAGTTTAATAGGGCTAAAAAATATTCTTTAGAAAGTTCTTCTAAAGAGTTCATAGGAATGATACTAAGTCCTGATAATGATTTGTTTGGTTTTTCTATAGGAATATAGAAATTCAAATAGTTATAAGATTGTTGAAAAAGATAATAATTTCCATGATCTTGATGCCATTCCATAATTCCTTCTTTAGTATTTGTATAATAACCGCCTGGAATAATTGTATCTACATCGAAGTTTAACTGATTGAGTATTTCAAATATTTTCTTGTGTATACTACTAGATGCCAATTTTGATACATCTGCAATATAAACATCATGATCAGTGGTATCAGTTATATTATCACATTGATCCTTGTAATCATCAAGAAATACTTGTATTTCTTTTTCTGTAAGAAAATTTGGAATTATTACATATCCTTTAGTTTGTAGATCGTGTTTCATGGTTTAGGATGCCATTCATTAACCATTTCTAGCGCAGTAATTTCGTCCTTGCCTAGCTTATCAAAAATTTCTCTCATTCTATCTTCAAACCCACCTAACCAGATTTTTTTAACTCTAGTACCTTTTTGGAATATTCTGTCAGCTGATGCTATTGCACCGCTTCTAGTAGCTCTAATTGAAACTGCTACACGTTTAGTCAAGTTATCTTGTGTTTTGTGAATTACATCACCTCGTAACAACAATAAGTCTCCGGCATTAAGTCGAGGACTTACAGCAATAGAGTCTATGTTAAAGGGCAATATCCATTCACTACCATCGCTATCCTCAAATACTTTAGTGGTATCTTTTTCTGGTACAAAGCGTCTAGCAGCACTTTTATAAAATGTGTCAAAATATTCGGGCAAGCTGGCCTTTAGGGCATCCATAGGAATAACACTTATTCCAGAAATATCAGGATCGGGTTTATCTATTGGAATGTAAAAATTTAAATAGTTGTAGCATTCTGGTATGATAAGATAGTTGCCTGCGTCTTGATGCCACATAAAAACTGCCTTAGTTGTATCTGTGTACATGCCGTATGGCACTACTAGGTCCACATCTAAACCAGTTTGGGAGGCAATATCTTGTATTTTTTGTTTTATACTTTGACTTGCCTCATAAGAAACATTCCCCATGTCAATCTTATTCTTCATTCCGGGATAAGATTGACATACTCTATAATCATCTAAGAAAACTTGAATTTCCTCAGATGTTAAAAAGTTAGGGATAACTGTGTAGCCTTTTGTTAATATATCTTCCATACAGTATTTATTTGAGCCACTGTTGGAGATCTATTGATTAAAGGTTAAGTTTACTTACTTGTTTCTTTACGGGCGTTTTTGACAGCAGTAACATCGTTACGTGTCTCTTTGCAGAGCTTGGCTAATTCTTGAAGATGTTTTCGAACACGAGTTCCAGCAGCACCTACTTCTTTATCATAGAACTTTTCAAAATCACTTTCCATTGTTTCTACAATTTTAGTAAATTCAGAGTATTTGTTTGTAGCCATTATATTTCTCCTTTAGGCAATTACACAGTACTTATGTACGCCTGTCAGGTAAAGAAATATTTTTAACCTGCAAATACATTCGGGCTTCCAGCCGCCACTGAAGTGCAACCAGAAAGTGCATCTCCAATACGTCCACAGCCCAAATTGTTGACAAATACTTTAGAACTACCAGATGCTATTGGAGCAGCATGGGCAGGGCAAGGATCCCCCGGTAATAGATGTACAGTATTAACATCACCTTGTCTACTAACAGGTTTGTTATTAACAAAAACATTGCCCGATCCAGCTGCTCGTACCATTCCTGAACAATGGGCAACGTCTGCATCTCCGATTCGTGTTACTGCTGGCATAATTTAACTCGCTTTATAATTATAATTAGCCATAAATGAAGTCATAGCTTCCAAAGGATTTATTACTTCCTGTGTAACTGATAATGTTATACTTCCATTTACTGTCAAAACATACGTTCTAGTTTGACTTTTCCTTGTGTCTTGATTCAGATTAAAAAGATTTTTGTCTGCTGGCATGTTTCCTCTGCCAGTTGCTGTACTTGGAGTAGCTTCTAAATCACTAAATCCTGGCTCTAGATAGGTAAACACATCAGTGAATGTGTTTACATGCCTTCCAGAAATAGTAACACTAGTAGATCCGCTAGTGATACTAATGTCAGGTTCTAACGGTGTTCCTGTTAGAACTCCTGTGACTGATGATATTATTTCAAACTGAGTTGCTGGAATAATATCTACAGTGACAGTGAATTGATCTCCGATTACAACAGAATCAAGCGATGACGGACTAGCTGTCGGCATGTCGATTATTTTCTTTCTGAATGAGCAATTGAAGTTTACTATTCCAATGCTCTATTTCCTCATGTTGCTCGTGGCTATGAGGACCGTTTGGTATTTCGGGTACAAATTCTATTACATGGTCAAAATGGTCAGGGATATCCTCGTACCTTGTGTAAGTTACAAGTTCTCCATTAACCATAATGACAAATTTATGCATTAGACTAGTTTGATCCCTGTTGTGCTTTCTACAAATTGGTCAGCAAACTGTTTGTCAGTAGCTTCTGCTACTGTGACGGTAGATTTAGATAATTTAACTTCTTTATCTGGATTTACCGTAAACAAGTATGGCATCAATCCGGGACCTTTCTGACCCATACCAATGACCATTGGGCGACTAAGTTTATAATAGTCTGCAGTTTCTTCTGCTAGTTTAGCCACTAGCTCTTCCCCACTGGTAAGTTTTAAAGTGATTACTTCACCTACTGATACACCTTTATCAATTAACATTTGATAGCCTTTCTTTTAGTTCGTTAAATCCGCCTACTAGATTTCCGTCAAGGAAAATTTGTGGTACTGTACGTGCTGTCGGTACTGCTTCTAGTAACTGTTCTTTGGTATAGTCTTTATTGATGTTGCGTTCTTCAAATTCAATACCTTTCATTTTCAGTAGAGCCTTTGCTTGGTCACAATAAGGACACTGATTTTTACTCCATACTATTGCTTTCATGTTGTTTTCCTTTTGGGTTCTACTTTGATAATACATGGCGAGTCAATGCGATCTGACATGGCTTTGACACTATCTGCCCATGAATGCATTCTCACTGATAACCAGTCTAAAAATTGCACTCTCAGGCAGCGATTCTTTTGTTCGATCTTTTCAAACTTGCTCATCACGTTGCGAATATCCTGAAAGTCTTCAGACTCTCTTATTGTAGAATTGGGTTTGTACATATTTTTTCTCCGTTATACTATTGGTAATTCTTCGTAGTCAATGCTGTCTCCCATAACTCCAATGACATAGTTTGTTGACTCATTTTCTTGTAGTGCAGTTTGTTTCTTGCTAGTATCACTATGTTTATTAAACCATGGAATAGGTGTTGACTTAGGTGCAGGACTTTGATATTTGATGCCAATATCTTTAAGTGCTTGTGAAGCAGTGTAGTCTACAAATTCTTTAAGAATATTGGCATTAAGCCCGATCACTGGTCCTTTCTTAAACAGGTAATCAGCCCAGGCTTTTTCTTCTCGTATTACATCTGTATATAGCTCATATACTTCGATGGCACATTCTTCTTTGGCCTGCGCAAAACGCGGATCTTCTTTGACTACAGTATTAATTAACAGAGCAGTCCACTCTTTGTGTAGTACTTCATCTTGTAAGATAAGACTGATAATATTGCCGTTGCCAATAAAGATTTTATTCTCCACCATGGCTAATGAGGTAGCAAATGATACCATGAAACGGAATGCTTCCAAGGCATAACTGGCGTTAAGTGCTAACCAAATTGCTTTAACATGTTCTAATTCAGGTATATCTTCGCCTGTTTCTTTTTGGCAATTTAACTTGTGTAGATAATCATAATACTTGCCCACTGAGCTAGCCATTTCTACTATCTCTTGTGTGTCATGAATGGTGTTGAACACATCCTTGGGCACGTTGTAGATGTTGCGAATAATATGGCTGTAACTACGACTGTGAATGTTAGTTTCAAAGAAACTCCAGTTGTACATTAGTGCTTCTACTTCTGGTAGGCTAACACATGGAGTGAACACCTGTGCTGGACCACGTCCTTGTAGACTATCTAATGCCGTTTGACGTAGCAGATTGCTGGTAAAGATATGCTTGACAGCATCACTAGCATCTTTAAAGTCATTAGCATCTTTGCTTAGACTAATTTCTTCTGGTACCCAAAAGAAGCCACGGGCCGTTTGTTCTATTTTTTGTATCTTAGGATACTTAACTTCTTCAAATCGCTGGATAGTAACTGGACCTTCTGAGTCCAGGAACATCTTGCGTGATAGATAGTCTGTCTTTGTGTTTAAGTTATATTGAGCTTTTGACATATGAATTTACCTGTAAACTTGCTGTATCTTAACCACAATGTGTGGTTGCCTAATCTAATAACTACGCCTCTGCTACTAGCAGATTTTAATGGATAAAAATTAAACCCATTGCGTACTGTTTCACCTTCGTCTCTAATGTATATCATAGTTTACATGCCTCGCAGTCTTCTTCTAGTTCTTGCTCAATGTATGTCTGTGCAATGGTCTGCACAAGGTCTTCACTGGCCTTACTACCTGCTTTGTTGATTAGACTATAATAGAATGTTTTTAACCCCCATACATGCGCCTGCATTAAGTTCTTGGCAATCAGTGTGGTAGGAACTTTACGATCTTCCCAATGTGCAGGATTATAGAAAGTATTGGTACTAATGCTTTGATCAACATAGGCCGCTAGTACAGCCGCTGTTTTTAAGTAACCATCACAATCAGTTTGTTCCCACATTAATTGATACTTGTTCTTGAGTCTTTGATACTCAGGGACAACTTGTGTAAAGGAACCTGCTTTGCTTTCCTTAACTGAAATAAGCGACATAGGCATTTCAATGCCATTAGTGCTATTGATAACAACACTAGAACTTTCAACAGGGGCAATAGCCATAAGTGTAGCATTTCTAACTCCGTATTGTTTCATGTTTGTGCGAAGTGTTTCCCAGTCTAACTCGGGTGTAAAGTCTGCTAGATCGTTAACACCTTTGGCTCGTAGTTCCCAGGGGAAGATCCCCTGGCCGTAGCGTGTCCTGCTACTATGTAGGCACGCCCCGCGTTCTTTAGCTAACTCAACTGTTGCTTCAGTTAGATAGAATGCTTGATGCTCCATCCAACTTTTAACATCAGCTAAGGCATCTTTTTCTCCGTACTTGAGTCCACGCTTGGCATGCCAGTAGGCAAGGTTCGTGACTCCGATACCCAGGGGTTGGATTTCATCGTTTGATAGTTTTGATTGGATTGAGAGGAAGTCTTGGTAATCAAGTATGTTGCATAGACTACGCTGAAGAATACGACAAGCGCGGCGCATGTCTTCAGGATTGCGGAACGCACCCCAATTGATTGAACCCAAGGTGCAAAGAGCGATACGACCATCGCTGTCATCCAAACGTTTAAAGGATTTAGTAGGAAGAAGAATTTCACAGCAAAGATTACTTTGATAAATGGTATGGTATTCAGGGTTGAAAGGTCCTTGGTTCATTACATTATCAATGAACACTAGATAAATGCGTCCGGTATCAGTACGCTCTTTAAGAATTCCGCCCTTGAATACATCCTCGGCATTCATTGTTTTCTTACGTAGGTCTTTACGCTTTTCGTATTTTACATACAGTTCTTCAAACAATTCTGTATTACTATAAAATGCTTCATATAAGTCTGGTACTTCATTAGGATCGAAGAACGTTATAGTCTCCTTATTTCGGAATCGTCTCCAGAAAAAGGCGGATAAGACGACTCCGTAGTCCATGTGTCTGACACGGGTTTCTTCTGTGCCTTGATTGTTCTTAAGTACAATAAGATCATCAAACTGATGATGCCAAATAGGATAAAACACAGTAGCACTAGCATTACGAATACCTCCTTGACTACAACTACGTAAATCACCAAACCATTTTTTTAGGAATGGGATCATGCCGGTGTGCATGATTTCTCCGCCACGGATCGGGGAGCCCAATGGGCGAAGTCGACCGATTTCCAATCCAATCCCCGCTCGCTTACTGGCGTACTTAGCCATCATTTCGCCACTAGC